GACGTGAGAGATGACGATCACGTTCTGCTTGTAGTCGTCAGATGTTAGCATTGCGAGGACGGACTCGACCGCTTGCTGCGCAGCGTAGAACCACTGACGAGGGTCTTTGGCTGTCGGGTTCATGCCTTTGGCCCAGGCGTAGGCGGTCTTGCCGAGGAAGGTCAGACTGTCGACGACGGTGATGGACTGAGGGTCCTCGATCTCCGACCATCGGGTGAGGCACTCCATCGCGTTGGCGAAGGCTTTCGGAGCGCCCTTCGTAACCGGCCCGGCTGGTCCGATTTTATACTGATCCCGGTAGGTTTCATATTCGACCTTTGACAAATCGACTCCGGCCTTTTTCCCAAACTGGCGGAGGGCGGTGAGGCCGTTGTCCATGTCGAGAATACGGAGGCTATAGCCATCTGCGAGAAGCGAGACGAGGGAGCCTGTCTTGCCCGACGAGCTATCGCCGATGTAGAGGATTTTTGTGAAGGATGATGCTTCTTGGTCATCAAGAGTGGGCATCGACGCGCTCCTTGAGTTGGTCCGCAAGCTGTTCAAGCTTGTCATAGATTTCTTCAGCGATTTTCTTGGCGGCCGAAGTTGCTGTTTGACTTTGAATGATCGCCTGCATATGCAGCTTGTCCATAGCAACGTATCCGAGGAAGCCGTTGTGTTGCCACACTAGCTGTCTTTTGCTGCCTTTGTGATACATTATCGAATCTCCAGGGGATCCCAACGCTTACCGCGTTCGAAGTCGGCTTTCAGGAACTGCTCCCGGACATGAGGGGATCGCCCGCAAATATGACGAAACTGACACCCGCCATAGTTGTTGCAGGACGATCGGTTCATCGGGAAATAATTCTCGCGGGTAGCCGTTCGCGCGGAGTTGATATGGAACATCGCGTGGTCATACCACTCGTTGAGTTGCGCCTCGTCCCTAAATGTAAATCCGCGCTCGAACCGGGAAAAGCCGACTGCGATCTGCGCTGCGTCGATGATAACGCCCTTGATCGGTAAGCCGAAGATGGTCCGGCCGGCAAATGAGTAGAGGGACATTTGTGTGTCCGTCTGCCACTGCTCAAAGTAACGCGGGGTTATGGTTGAGCTGGACGTTTTTTGGTCTTGGATATACGGTTTTCCGCTGTATTCTACAAGCCGATCGAGGTGTCCTGACAGGACAATCCCATCGTCCACGTCGAGACGGAAGGAATGCTCGACGGCGGCTTGGCCGTTGGAGAGGATGATGGTTTGGCAGGGGTCGTCGCGGAACTGCTCCGTGTACCAGATGATGGTTCGGATTAGGTTCTCGCGAGTCTTGGCGTTGTGATCGGACTGCCATGGGGAGCCGGTTCCGGGGATCGGGTCGCCGTTCTCATCCTGCTCGTAAACCCACGTTTCCGCCATGGCCTCAGCGACGACTTCGATGAGTGCTTCCTCATGNTCCATACCGTCGGCGCGATACTTGTGAAATGACTCAAGGGCCGCCGCATACCAACCGCCGAATTCGAGGTGAACGGACTTACGCTGCGGAGTCCAGCCGTCGAGCATTTTCAGCTTGTATTTATAGAGGCACTCTTCGGCGATCTTGATTGAGGTAGCATCCCACGCAAATTGGAGTCCATCTTCGGAGAAAGATAATAGCTGCGGCATTTGGTGACTCCTAAATGCTGATGTCGAGTTTGTCAACGAGGGCTGCAATTTCCTTTTGCTTCGGCGTCTTGGGCTTGGTGCTGCCCGCGGACTTGTTGCCGAGGTTAAAGGCGTGACGCGACTTCCGCATCTCTTCGATGATGGCGGAGATGTCCTCCTTTGTCAGCTCGAGGGGATCACGGGCGAAGAGGGTAGCGATGTCGGTCATATCTTCACCTCAACTACTGCGTCTAGCGGACTGTCCGAACCGGCCTCGACCTGTTCGATGAAGGCCCGGACGATACGGCGGATTACTGGAGCTGCTCCGACATCGGGATAGAGAGCTTGGATCTTCTCGTAATCCCCCGCGAACAGGTTCAGCGTGTGCTTTTGAGTTTCATCCTTCGCCATCAGGCGTTCCTTTTTTGAGTATCCATAGATCGACTCCATTGATTGGAGAAATTATGAAGGATAGGTTGTCGAAATCGGAAGTGCCCCTCCGAAGAGCGTAGAGCTTTTGACGCAACCGCTCCGCGTTGTCGGTCTCGACAACAAGGCCGTAGGCGGAGCGGGTTGCATCGTAGAGGATTTCTGTTAATTCAAGGCTCACGGCAATTCGTATTCGATGACCGGCTTGAGGGAGGATTCGAACGCGATGACCTCACCGATGATTTCGGCGCCATCTTCGAGTGCGGCGAAGGCGGGACCGTTCTCTTCCTTCGGCATGAAGCCTATGTGGACATCATCGACGTAGCAAGCGACAGCAGTGTTGTCGTACTCGTTGTCAGGATCGGAAACGAGTTGGACCGGCGCGCCGATGTGGAGGCCGCGGATTATCTCCTTGGCTTCGGCCGGACGGAAGGCGGCGCCTACCATTGTAAAATGCTGCATGGTGGTTTCCTTACGACAGCTTGATTGCAAGGGAAAGGAGACCGAGGCTTTGTATACGTTCGACATTTGAGATGAATATCATCTTGTTGTCGCTCGGTTCATGGAGAAGAATGATGACCTCGGAAATTCCCTCGGAGTCTTTGAGTGCTCGATGGAGACACTCCTCGACGGTTGGAGGTTGGTCGGCCTCAAGGTTCTTTATGAAACGGGCGGCTGCGATTTCGTCCACGGTGGTCTCCATTAGCTTAGTGTGACGGCGGCCCGGAAGGGGAAGGCAGTAGCCGCCGCCACAATAAACCAACGGACCCTGCCGGATGGGAGTCAAGCATCCGACAGGGCCGCCGGTGCCCCTCGCAATCGGCCTGGAGATGCGAGGGGCAACAAGGCTTAGATGTCGGCGCCGCTGACGGCTTCGAGCAGGGTGTCGGCCTGCTTCTTCCGATCATCCACACGCTTGCGCGCAACCTTGAGAACGTTCTCGCTCGCGGCGACCTGTTCAACGGTGGCCTGGACCTTCGCCTTCCAGTCGTCCTCGGTGTAGCCTTCCGGCGCGACCGTAAGCTTGCGTCCGGTCTCGGCCAGCTTGGCCTTGACGAGTTCGCGAGCGATCTTCTCGGCTTCCCGCTCGTAAGGATCGAGCTTCCGGCTCTCGCCGATATTGCCTGCGGTGAAGACGTACTCGGCGTCCTTCTCCGCGACGAGGGCGGCGATTTCTTCGTGAGACGAGCCGGCTTCGATCATCTCCTTGATCTTCGCGCGGAGGTTGTTACCGATGTTCTCGGCACGGACCTGGTTCAGGACGCGAGCCTCGATGTCGGTGATCGTGTGACCTTCGGTATACGGCTGCGAAATCTCGAACACGAGGCCGTTGATGGTCTTCTGCTTGGTATCTGCCACTGGAATCTCCTTTTGATGCGGCGGTTGAAACCGGGGACATGCTAAACCGCCCGGCATTGGGTGTCAAATGGTTTGTGGAGGGTCGGTATGGTTCATCCCGTTTCGGGAACGGCCATATCAAACTCACGTTCAACGTTCATGCTGCGTCCTTTTGTTCGTCGATGAAGTCCTCGGAGTTGATGTAGGTGAGCGTTTCCTTCGCTCGGGTTGCGATTACGTACCGAAGGTTGGGATCTTGTTCCTCTTCCCCGACGAGGTGATTGTCGAGGAAATAGACGTGGTTGAACTCGAGACCTTTTGATTTGTGTCCCGTCATGAGTTTAAGTGGGGAATGGAGGTTCATGAGATGTTGTGCGTAGGCCAAGGCTGCGCCAAGGTCCTCGCCCTGCCTCGCGAATATTCTCATACATTCAGCACGGTCGTCGATCCGGTTATGTGCCCGCTTTTTATTCTTCTCCTTTTCGGCAAGGCACCATGCGTTGATCCGATCGAGAACATCGACCTGGCGCATGTCGGATGAGCCGAACTTTCGCATCACCTTTGTGATTGACTGGATAATGTCCTTGCCATCGAGTTCGCAAGTTCGTCCGTTCTTCAAGAGCCGGATGGCTATGCCGAAAAGCGGAGCGTTGTTGCGACAGATGATGACACCATCCTCGGCGAGGTCGGCCGCGGACCAGGTGTCGAGATGTTCGACGAGTCCTGGCTTGGCCCATTCCGGCCATTTCATATGAGGTGCCCGCCAATGAACATGTTCGATGATGCGCTGAGGGCAGCGGAAGGAGATGGAGAGGGTCATTTCGCGCATCGAGAAGTCGTTTCGGAGCTTGGCCATGCCATCTTCGTGCGCTCCCCGGAAGCCGTAGATCGCCTGACATTGATCGCCCACTGCGATTAGTCGTCGGGTACCCACCAGCTTACGCAGCGTGGCGTGGTTAAGAGCAGATAAATCCTGTGCCTCATCAACTAAGATAAGCGGGTACCTGGGAAAAGCGCCGTGAAAAACAGTCGGCATGAGGATTTGATCGTTGAAGTCGCATAAGCCGTCGAAGGCCTGTTTAAGCGAACGTAATGTGGCATCACGAATAAGGTCCTCCTCGGCCGGGGATAAGCGTTCGTCAAGGTGGGCGAAGAAGTCCTCGTCTCCCATTAGGCGCTTCGCCCGATCGTAGTGACCGCTCGGAACGTAGCCACAGGCTTTGCCGAAATCAACGAGACGCATTAGCTCGGCCATCCGCTCGAACAGCGAAGAACGGTCGGCTGACGGTTTCTCGTTTATAAGTTCGGATACAATGTTGTAAGTTTTGGAGGACTCGATGCGAAGCCGACGGCCGATTGCATCCATCCAAGTGCGGTGGCCGAGGGCGTTAAGCGTCATCGCCTTGCAGTTAGACGGAAGGCGTTCCTGCATCTCGATCGCGATCTTCTTGTTGAAAGCGAGACATAAGATTTTTGTTTCTGGTAGTGCCTCGGCTATGAGGACAAGGGATGAGGTTTTGGCTGCGCCGGCGAGGGCGGATATGAGGAGGTTGTCGGATGTCGAGCGAGCTGCCTCGACGATGGCGAGTTGTTCGGCGGTGGGTGTCATTGGTCACTCCTACTGATTACGGACCTTAGATTGATCTTATGAGACGAAGAATTTCTTCGGGGGTTTCGAGGACGGATATGGAGTCGGACTCTTCGCTGAGGCCGGCCGCGAATGAGATGATGGTAACGGGTATCTCGCGTTTGTTCATGTCAACTATGCAATTCTTCCAGCCATGCTGTTTGCGCGTCGTTGTGTACATGTAGGTGATCTGCGCTGGGTTAACCCAAACAGGCGGCTCGCCGGTGTCGTCGTAGAGTTGGAAGAGAGTGAGCTTGATCATGGATTGACTCCTAAATAAGGTTGAACTTGAGTGCGACAATAGGCGGGATGATGTAGAGAGCATACATCAATATGCCTGGCCAATTGAGATCGCTAAAACGAAACATCTTCGTATTCCGCGTCCTGTACATCGGGTGCCGGGAGCAGTTCAGGCTTCATGTCGGCGATCGAGCGGGCGATGGCCTGCTGCTTACGCTCGAAGATGCGGAGTCCGAGGTGTTGGATTTCGCGGGCCTCATCTTCGGTGAGGTCTACGTTGATTGTTGTCGTGCTATCTTGCACGATGAAGGATGCCTGAATGCTGCTGCCGTATGCGCGAAGCGACATGGATGTAAGTTTCACAGTAAATCTCCTCGTTCAATCTTGGCCGCAATCTCCGCGGCCGCTTCATCAAGTTCATCCATCACAGGCTGGAACGGTCGACCGCCCTCAAGCGGTTTAAATGTTCCGATGGAGCGTCGGATGGTGATATGTACGGTGGAGGAATCCTCCGGTATTCGAGGCATTACGATTATGTCGTAGGGTGACTCCTTATTAAGGCCGAGAGTTTCGGCGAATAGTTTACGGAAACGGTAGGCGCGTTGTCGCCAGTGAACGGCTGCGCCGTGGGTATCACACTCAAAGGTGCCGCCGCCCGCTGCCAGTGCTGCGTCGAGGATTTGGCGAACGTCGGCGTACATTCCGAGGCGGTTGGATTTGGGTTTGCTCATTTGTTCTCTTCCTTAAAACGCTGCCATTCAGCTTCCCATCTTTTTTGAGCGCCGACACCGCCGGGTCGGGGGCCATACTCTTTCCGAAATCTGTCCCACAAAGTGTTTTTGGCCATCTCGTCTTTAATGGTCATTCCGACATCGCCTTCAAATAAGCCTCGTTCCACAAGGCGAATACGCGGAATGTCGTGCGGCTCGGCTTCGTCACGGCCTTACCTTGCTGGATGAGGTGGTTGAGTTCGAGGGCTTCGGCGCGGGTTAGTTCGATTGTGATTTTCACGGTTTTACTCCTTCGTATCCGAGCCAAGACCACTGGTCGGCGCTAGCTATAAGGGTTGAGGGCGGGTTCCAAACGGCGCTGAAGTCTGGTCTCCGGCTAACAACATCGGCTCGATGTTCGTCGAACCAGCGGTAGTATGCGTTCAGTTCGATATGAATACGAATCGGACTCTTCAACCATATCGAAGTTACGCGAAGGAGCAGGTGACATGTTGGTATCGGTATCGGCTCGTCCGGCCATTCGCCGTGAGTCATTGCGAAGGCGTCACCGTAGATGAAGTCTCCGTTCGGAAGGCGTCCAAAGAAGCCGGTCTTTATGCAAATCATGGCATCACCCTTGCTAAAGTATATGACCCGTCCGGCTGGACGATCGCGAGCCAGCCCCCGGCGTAGACGAGGAGTTTTTCGTGGCGGAGGTAAGCGGTTGCGGATGGCGGACAGGGAGGCATCCCCTTGTAGATAAGATATTCATCGTTGGTTAAGGTCCAGGCATCGCCCGTCTGCGGCTGATAGCCGTCGGGGTAGTTTTCCTCCAACTGCAGCCACGCGTCGTCAGACGACTGGGGATTGAAAAGGAGCGGAATTCGACCGAGATGTTCCATTGCGTCCTTAACGTTATTGTTAAGATACCAGTCGAGGATGGGGAATTTCATTTCGTTTTTCCTTCGGGCATGTATTCGTCATACCAGCCGGCTAGAAGCGCCATGCGATCGACGTCTCCATCATGTTCGGCTAGATTAGCCTCTTCCTTAATCCAAGCTTTAAGGATAGGCCACGGGATTGTTATACCGTGGAACGCTCTAAATTTATCCCTACTCATACATTCGTAGCCGATGCAGATGCAGAGTGCCCAGCGAAAACGGTCGGAGCCTGGATTGTCGTGGATACCGTTCATGTGCCCGTTGGCGGCCGCTTCGATGGCAATAGCTTGCTGCGTACCAAAACGCTTTATGAATTTTTCTCGAGTATTCATCCCTTCACCTCCTTGTTAAATTTTCCGTCAGGTTTATAAATCTATCTTCAGATTAGATACGTCGATTGATTTGATCAGGTTGTTGTTGGCGGTCGAAGTCAGCTTCCCTTTTCCTCGCGAGGCAGCGACTCGAGCCTTCCATTGCGTCATGTCCTCGCGGATGGCGGCGAGCGTGGCCTCGTATTCTTCCTCGGTACAGGATGCCACGAAACAGAGGTCGTAGAGCATCGTGCCGCCAGTCGGTGGTGGGTAAGTGGCTCCCGGCATTGGGAAGGCGCAGCCATATGCTCCGCGGGTTCGGGCAAGGATCATTGCGCGGTCCCACGTGCGCTGCATTTCGGGAGTCCAATTGGGGATGATCATAGCTTGATCTCCACATTGTCGAGATCGAGGTTGTATTTTTGGCGAAGCGCTTCCTTGCGCGCGGCGGCATCCTCCTCGGCGTGTTTCTTCTTGAACTCCTTGGCCCAAGCGTCGAGGACAGCCTGGGTCGGAAACGCGCCGATATAGCCTCGTTGTTCTCGGCCAGGTTGGTAAGCGGCGGCGTCGCGAAGGATGCGCTTGATTGTCTTAAGTGAGGCGGGCTCGATTGATGTTCGGAACGACTCCCCGCAGCCGGCGCATTCGACTTTCTCATTCGTGGTTTCGATGTCGAGGTGGCGGCCGGTTGGCAGGTAGAGGCGGAGACCGCCGGAGGGTGAGAGGGAAATTTCTAGTTTCATAGGTGACTCCTAAGTTTAGATCGGTAACATAGCGCGAATGATGCTCGGATGCAACGGCGGCGCGCAGCTATTGATTTATGCGAACCTTCGACAAGG